TGTATTACCTGGCTGATCAGATGGATATTTGTTTTCAATACCTGAGACTCTAATGTTTAGATCGCTGTCAGCGAACTGTTTTAACATTTGTTGTACGTTCGATCCGAGCTTTTTATAAGCATCGGTATTCTCATAGCCGGGCTTTAGCTTTACTAAGTCACCAACAAGATAACCACCTCTGGTATACCTGTTTAAGTAAGTTTCGTAAATCTTACTGAATTTCTTCTTCACATTATTATTTATGCTTTCTACAACAAAATACAAAAAGCCTACTGATTAAATAATTCTATGGCTACAATCAATTTAGCATCTCTTAGCAGAAGAGCACCTGTTAATGGTACACCTTTTACATACTCTGACCTAGAGTTAGATATGAAGCTTACCAACACACAGAGTTACCCGGTAGAGAGTACTCTCAAGAAAAAAGACGTTGTAGCTGATTACGATTTAGGGGCTATTAAAAACTCTATAGTAAATTTGTTTACAACTATTCCTGGCGAAAAACTTCTAAACCCTGAGTATGGACTTAATTTAAATCAATATCTTTTTGAACCTTGTGATGAAAATACAGCACAAAGTATGGCTGACGCTATTTTTTCTCAAGTATCTTATTTCGAACCTAGAGTAGAAGTAGAAAGGATTGAAGTTAATGCTAAAATGGATAAGCAAGAATTTGAAATAACACTAGGTTTAAGAGTTCCTTTCTTAAATAATGTTAGAACGCTCAATGTAAGAGGGTTACTTAACTCAACAGGAATACAATTCTATAATTAAAATGGCAGACGACGACAACATAGTAATTAATCAAGATTCTTACGTAGCATTCGACGCAGTAAGTTTAAAGGATTTAATTATTGAAAGGCTTAACGCCAACAATAATTTTACAGATCAAAACTATGAAGGTAGTAATTTATCTTCTCTATTAGACGTGATATGTTATTCATTTCATACGTTAATATATTACCTAAATAAAAACTCTGCTGAAACATCATTTACTCAAGCTGAAATTTACGAAAATATTAATCAGATTGTTAAGACAATTGATTATAACCCAACAGGCCCACAAACGCCTAATTTAAATTTTAAAACAAATGCACTTGCAGAATTACCAAGTGGGTTGTATACAATTCCGAGATATAGTTATTTTACTTTTTCTGGAACGTCTTACTCTTTTAATGAAGATGTAGCTTTTAACAAACTTACAGATTTAGAAGAACAATTAGACCAATTAGGAGAAAATAATTTACTTTATAATGGTACTTTTGTTGAGTATCCTTCTTTTGCTGCATTAGGTGAAAATTTTGAAGTATCAGTTTTAGCTCCTTCTGACATTGGAAGTAATATTATTATTGACTCAAACAATATATTTGTTTATGTAAAACCTAACACTCTTAACTCTAAATGGGAACAATGGTCAAGAACAACTTCATTGTATTTAGAAAATGCTAGCGCTAAAAAGTTTTCAGTTAGGTTTAATGAAAACGAAAGATATGAAATAAAATTTGGTAACAACATTACTGGTAAAAGGCTCAACCCAGGTGATATAGTTGCTATATATTATCTTAGATCAGACGGAGCAAATGGTGTAGTGAGTAAAGATACAATTAACAACCAACCATTATATTTTTATACTACAAATCAGTTTAATGAAATTTTAGGCGATATTGTTTCACCTTCTGCTAATTTATTAACCATTCAACAATCTTCTCAGTTAAAATTTAGTAATGATAACCCTTCTACTAATTTTAGATTAAAAGAAAGTGTTATAGAAATAAAACAAAACGCACCTAACCTTTACAACTCTCAATATAGATTGGTAACAATTAATGATTATAATGCTTACATTTCTAAGAATTTTGGTAGTTGGGTTAAAAGTGTTGAGTGTGCTGATAATTTTAGATATACTGATCAATACTTAAATTACTTTTTTGATTTAGGTTTAGACAGACCTAACGACGATTCAAGAGTACTTTATAATCAAGTAAACTTTTCTACATCGTGTGATTTCAATAACGTTTATGTTTTTGCTGTACCTAATAAAACATTAGATAATAGTACCGATATTAGAACTAACTACCTTTCTACTTCACAGAAAAATGCAATTACTAATCTTTTAGGCGAAGCTAAATCAGCTACTTCTGAAATTGTCATATCTGATCCAGTATATGTTGAACTTAACTTTGCATCGACTGTTAATGATGATGACTATGATAAATTTTTACCAAGCGAAATAGGAGACAGTTCTTTCTTATATGTTGAAATAGCTAATAATAGTAGAAGAGATGTAAGTTCAGTTCAAAGTGAAGTAGCTCAAGTGTTTAAAAATTATTTTAATACAAGCAATTTACTTTTAGGTCAAGTTATTAG